CACCCATCTCATTACGAGCAGCCTTGAGTTCTACATCATCTACCACCCCTGTCTCAGAGGCTTTGAACTCCAGTAAACCCCAACCTTCCTCTTTCTCAGCCCTGTCTCTCAGTTCTTTAAAATGGTTGTGTCCCTTTGGTGTACCAATGAACATACACCAGCCTTTTCTGTCAGCTAGTGCAGGGCGAATAATGTCTGTCCATATCTTTGGGTTTTGATCGCCAATCTCGTCTAGGATTACCCCATCGAAATACTGACCACGCAATGCTTCTGGATTGTCTGAACCATACAGTTGGATACGCCTACCCCAGAAGTCAACTCGCAACTCAGAGATGTTACTTGTGCCGCCCAAAGGCTCTGCATACTTGACTAGGTAGTCCCATGCCACTCTCTTGGCTTGTCCATAGGTAGGGGCAATATAAGCGTATCTAGGTGCTTCCTTTTGGTTGAGGATAGCGTCCTTGATTAGATGGTTAATCGCAGAGACAGTTTTGCCCATACGCCTGTGAGCAACAACAACACCAAAGCGCTTACTGTCCATCAAGTCATGGATAGCAAGCTGTTGTTCTCTGGGTTTGTAGGCTATCTCGATTACTTCTGCCATGTGACCTTATGCTCAATTGGCTTATCAGAATCACCCGCAATCTCAGCACGAGATAGATCAGGGACAAGTTTTGAAAGAATAATCTGAGCCGCTTTTATCTGGCTCTGACTCATCTCTGTTTCGCCTTGAACATGGTTATACAAACGCCCCATAATCACAGAGGCTTTGATTCCATCTTTCCATGAATCGCTCAAAGTAACCTTTCGTTTTCTAGCCGCCATATACCAACTCCACATTGTGATGCTTCATCCGCTGAGTAAATATCTCAATAGCTCTATCGTCTTGTTTGATCTTTTCCCAAAACATTGGCAAAATTTTGTTATAGACAACTTCTGTAATCACACAATGATATGTAAGTCTTGGGTCTTCGCTACTTACAGATATTTTTTTACCTGTGTACATTCCAGTCTTAAACCATTCAGCAAAACGGCTAAATGTAGGATGATCTGGTTTTTTCTTTTCAAGCCAATCAGACAATGAAAACTGTGGCTCTTTGATTCGAGTCTTACGCTCAACTAAGCGTCTATCAAATGCGGTTTGACCGCCAGCCATGATGTTTGTGAGATTAGATAAACCATACTGAGCAATCAAGTCAGTCTCATGGTCATAAGCAGCCTGTTCATCCCAAAATAGTGCTACTTTTTGCTTCTTTATTTTGAAACCACGCTTAATTATGTAATTGATTTTATTACATTTTTTTGAGCATACCCCTTTAGCGGCTTCACGCTCATGTTGGTCTATTCTATTTCCAGTTCCTTTGCCTACATAAAACACCTTTCCATTGATAGGATTGATGAGTTCATAGACGTACCATTTGGTACTTTGCTCGTTCATTTTGTTTGACTCCTCTAGGGTTGGTCAAGGTTAAGTTAATACTTTATTCTAACAGACTTGTTATCTCTTTGCGTTTTTCTTCATCTAGTAAACCAGTTGCACCTAAAGGCAAAGCTGGCATGGCAAACATCTTGTCGCCAAACTTCTTAAACAATTGAGTGCGTTCTTCTGGAGTTTCGTAAAAGTAAATCTTATCAATCCCTTGGCTCTTTAGGTAATCAATAGATTGCTGTGGAACATCTTTAGGAACAATCGCACCCTCAAACTCGCTTACTTTGACTGCTCTTTGAGGCTTAATTTCAAAGTATTCAGTAGGCATTGATCTGACTTTGTTCATAAATATCTGAACATCAGCCTTCAATTCTTCTGGAACATCTTTATAAATCTTGTCCAAATAATTCACATTTTTGACTTGACCAATTTCATATAAGGCATTTTGAGGGTCATATTTGTAACCATCTTGACCTTCTAGCTTACCAAGCCTATCTGATAAATCATCAAAAGCATCATTGACTTTTTTCTTAATTGGCTCAAACTCTTTAGATGAAACAATGTTTTCTCGTGCAGCTTTTACTTGTGCAAAGTTCTTAAACTTAGGTGTAGCCACAGCACGAATGTTACCTACTCCATAATAGAAACCTTCTTCACCAGCACCACCTTTCATCTCTCTTACAAGATTTTCTAATGTTGCAGGAGCATATCGTCTATTACCAGAATCTGTATAACCTCTAAAAATTCTTTCTTCTGGAACTACACCAACTTCAGCTAGTGTGTTATCCATGTTTGCAGACCAGTTTTCAAATTGTGGTTTTAAGTCTCTTACTCGTTGATTTACTTCTTGCGTAAATTTCCAAGTATCTTTTTTGTAGTCCTCAACATTAGGCAATAGACCTTGCTCATCAAGAAACTTCGCCTTATAAATATCTGATTCGCCTCGCCACTTCCAATCATTCTTAAGTCTATCTACCAAGTAATCACCAGATGGAACTTTTTGAGCAACATCAGAAAAATAACTGTCAATGTTTTTAGTACTTTTTGTGTCAAATTTATAGTCAATCTCAGGTGTTCTGGCTGTGTAAGCATCAAAACCATAGACAGGATTTTTAGCCGATGGCACAGCCATTGACTTATCGCCAATCAACGAAATGTTGCCAAAAGAAGTTAGTGGATTTTCTACATTGGAAACAGCAATAGATGGCACAGGCATACCACCTACTTTTTCAACTCGTGCTAGTTTTTCAGGTGAAAGATTGTGGTGAACAATCATTTCCTTACCAGCTTCAACATTAGGAACAAATTGAGATGGGACTCTTTTCCCCAAAAGCCCACCAACATCTTGAATACTTGCACCTACTGGTAAACCCTTAGTCATTGGTGCTAACAAAGGTGCGGCTTGACCCAACAAACCTAGAGCAAACGCTGGCTCTGCGGCTTTTCTAATCTTTTCGTAATCAGGGTTTAAGACACTAAACCCCATCTGGTCAGGAGCAGTTCCTAACAATCCCTGAACAACCGCATAGGTGCGAGGGTCTGCCAATGTGTTTACATCACGCTGTGCGGCTAAAGCCCTAGCCCTAGCACCTTGACGCTGTAAATTAGGATTACCAAAAAATGCGCCTAGTTCAGCCATTATTTCATTCTGCCCATTTTCTTGGCAGCTTCGCTAATTGCAATGGCGATGGCTTGCTTTGGGTTCTTAACAACCTTACCACCCTTACCAGAGTGAAGTGTGCCTTCCTTGTATTCGCCCATTACTTTGGACATTTTCTTTTCACCAGCTTTAGTCATTTTCATAGCTACACCTGTTGTTTTTTTACCACTTAACCTTGTTTGCCCAGAAAGCAGCACTCATCTTGCCCTTGGCGATATTGTCAGCATGGCGAGCCTTAAATGCTTCATTCCTTGCTGAACCATCAGGAGAACCCTTTACACCTTGTTGACCAAAACGAATCAGCTTCACATCGTCACCAGACTTCGCTAAAACAGCGTGAGACTTGGTTGGATGGTTAGGAGTTCTCTTAGGCTTGTTGTAGCCAGAAAACTGCTCTGAGCCTCGTTTAATCATTTTTTCTTAGCAGTCTTAGCCGCTTGCTTAAACGCAGACGCAGTTGGCGCACCCTTCGAGCCAACTTTACGCATACGCTCTGGAGTCTTGCCAGCAGCCTTTTGCGCCTTGATTCGCTCTTGTTTGGCATGGATGTTAGCGTATAAGCCTTTCATTTTTTAGGCTTCTTTGCTTTGTTCTTTGCAGTTCTCTCCCCACGCACAGGCATGGGTTTAGTCTTCTTCTGCATAAGTTTCTGCATCATCTCCAACGCTTGCTGATTTGTCGTTCCCATCATCTTTTTCCTCGGTTATTGGCCCACCTGCAATCCACGCCTCACAAGTTCTCTTGGAAGCGCACTTAAAGTCAAAAACTTCGCAATATCCTAAGTCACCAGCATCAATGACTTCCCAAGCATCCATCTCGGTGTCACCCATCTCAAGACCTGTCTCAATACAAGACAGCATCTTAGGGGTTTGGATAAAGGCTTAACAGTTACCGCAACGAGACTTTTTGGCTTGTTCTGGGGACTTTCTCCCATTCTTAGAGATTTAACCCCAGTAATCCAT